GCTTTTGGAGGAAGAGATATTGCTATGAGAGCATTAGAAAGACAAAAAGCAAAACAACCAGCCAAAGAAGATTTAACTGCCGCTCAACAAAATCTTCGCGCTTACCAAGAAATAGAAAAAACAGGGACACCAGAGGAAATTGCTATAGCCAAAGCTGCTTTAATTGGTATCAGACAAGGCAAAAGCAGAGAACAATTAAAAAATGAGGTTGTTGCAAATTTAGTAAAACAAATTAATCCTAATACTTATGAGCCATATTCTAAAGAAGATATAGAACAACAAATAAAAATATTAGATAGTTTCTATAGAAAAACTGAAGAAATAAAAACTGAGCAAGACAAACCTCTTAGTTTTGAAATACCAGGTTATACAATAACAGAGGGTTGATATGCCCACTTACACAGTCACAAATAAAGATGGAGTAACTCTTAAAATCTCAGGTGAACAACCGCCAACAAAAGAGCAATTAGATAATATATTTAACGAATATAATCAACAAAAAATACAAACAGCACCAGTTCAAGAAACGCTACCCGACCAAATAAAATTAACAGAAGAGATTGTTAAACAAGATCCTGAATGGATTGAAGCATCCAAATCTATATACAAATGGAATGAGGGCAAAGATGCTACTGATTTAGAAACAGATAAAGATTACGCTGAGTATGGTTTAAATTATATGGGTAGGTTTAATTACAACTTATCTCAAATGGCTGTAGAAGCAAGCCAACTCAAAGACGCAACAGACAAACAAAAACAAGATTTTGTTACGCTTATGGATACGTATGATAAAAAATCTGCTAGTTGGTCTGGAGCGGGAAGACTGTTAAAAGGTTTAGCAACAGATCCCACAACTTACATTGGAGCTACAACATTTGGTATAGGAACAGCGGGTGCGCAAGCTGTTAAACAAGCTATTAAAGAGGGCGTCAAACAAGGAACAAAAGCTGGTTTAAAACAAGGCGCAAAGATTGGTTCTTTAGAGGGTGCTGTTTATTCAGCAGCAGATAATTACGGTAGACAAAGCGCTAGAATTAATGCTGGTACACAAGAAGAATTTGATCTGGGCGAGTCAGCTAAAGCTGCAAGCGTGGGTGCGGTGGCGGGGGCTGGATTAGGAGGAGTTTTAGGAGGTATAGGATCTAATATATCCGCTAGATCAAAATTAAATCAAATAGCGCAAAGAGAAGATTCTACATTACAAAAAGAAAATGTAGATGTAAAACAAATAGAACAAGAGACAACACCAATAATACAAAAAGAAATCACACAAGAAGCCGAACAAACTATAAAACCAAGTGCGCAACAAGAAGCACCGCTTACACAAAAGCTTCAAGAAATATCAGAGCCAATAAAAGATACAGAGATTTCATCTACAGAAATTGCAAGTGGTTTATTAGGAAAGAATTATCAAAAGATTGCAACCCAAGCAATAGATTTTATTAAAAAACCTTTTGTTAAATATAAACCTCTCAAAACATTACCCGATCAAGAAAAGTATTTAACGTTGCGCGGTTTAGCAACTGGTAAATTGCAAAGAGTTAGAGATGTCACAAGAGATGTTTATGATACTTTTGCAAGATTAAGTCCTGAAGATAATTTTTCTGTAAGACAATACTTAACAAAAAAAGCAAATTTAAAAAATATACAAAATCCTACTGTAAGATCGCAGGCAAAAGAACTGAGAGAATCTATAGATTTTGTAGGTGAGTCTTTGGTAAAGGCAAATATTCTCTCTAAAGATGTGGTTGACGCAAATAAAGAATCATATCTTCCAAGAATGTATCTCAAATATTTAGATAAAAGAGGGAGAATGGATTATACAAAATCAAGAAAGGATCTTGATAATGCAACTGTAGAATTTTTAGGAGAAGTAAAAGATATATCTTTGCAAGGATCAAAAGCAATAGAAGATCCTATGTCAGATATTGTTAAATATAGTTTGTTTGAAAAAATAGCAGAAGATCCAAAGTGGACAATACAATCTGGCTTGATTAATTTTCAAGGTAAAAATGTTAGTCCTGTTTGGATGGCTGAAGAAAAAGACAGAATTGCAAATGAAATAATAAAAAAAATAAGACCTAAAGAAGATAAAAAAATTATAGATTCAATGGATTCTTTAATAGACCAAGCTAATCTTAATATCAGAAAATCAGACCTAAGATTATATAAACAAGTTCCAGATGCTAAACAGTATGGTTCTTTAAGAGGTTCTTATATAAGAAAAGAAATATATGATGATTTGATATCAGCTGGAGATTTTATCAATCCTAAAGACAATTTTGCAAAATCTGTATTAGGTGATTCTGGAATGATAACACAAGCAACTAAACTGTGGAAAATGAGTAAAGTTGCTTTGAATCCACCATCACAAGCACGTAACTTCACATCTAATGTTATCTTATTAAATCTTTCAGGTGTGCCTTTAAGAAAACTACCCACAAGATTGTCTCAAGCTTTAAATGATATGAGACAAAATGGCCCTTATACAGAGATAGCAAAGAAATACGGAGTCTTGGATTCAACATTCTCAAGACAAGAAATGATTGATATAAATAAAGCATACTTAAAAGCAAAAGCAAAAGAGACTGGTAATGTTGTGGATAGAATTAAATATATGGGTGGCGCTGTAGCAGAAATAGGAACTAATGCTTATCAAAAAATGGAAATAATTGGTAAGACAGCAAAAATTATTGATGAGATGTCTAAAGGTGTAGACGAAGCGACAGCTGCCTTAAAGGCGCAAGAAACATTATTTGATTATTCTTTAGTTCCGCCATCAGTAAGATACCTTAGAAATGCGCCTGTGGGTATACCATTTTTAACTTATTATTATAAAGTTTTACCAAATTTACTAGAAACAGCAATTAGATATCCAGAAAGATATTTACCTTACATGGCTATTCCATACGGTATGCACGAAATAGTAAAACAATATCAAGGAATTACATCAGAGGATATTGAAAAAATAAAACAATCTATGCCTGAGTGGATTAGAGATAATGGTAACGCGTTGATATTACCTATAAAAGATGAAAATGATAAATGGCAAGTATTAGATTTTAGTTATTTCTTACCGTATGCAATGTTTACAGGCATGGCTAAGGATGTAAAAGAATTAGAACTGCGAGAGGCCTTATCTAAATCTGGTGTATTTGGTGGTCCTTTGCCACAAACAATTAGCGCTATACAAACAAACATAGATCCATTTACAAAAAGAGAAATTGTTAATGAGTATGATCCTGAAGCAAAACAATTAGCAGATATTATGTTATATGCCTATAGAATGGCAGCACCCACATGGCTAACAGATATTGGATTTGCTGGTAAACTTTTACAATCAATTAATAAAGACGTTAATAAGTTTGGAGATCCTAAAGTCACCAAAACACAAGCGGTACTCAGATTAGTTGGTACAAATATATATCCTATAGATCCAAAGCAAAGTAGATCAACCAATATTAAATTCATGCGCAATGAAATATCAAGAATAAAATCAAGAAGAACTAGGGTTTTAAAAGATAAAAATTTAACACCAGAAGAAAGAATAAGATTGCAAGAAAAATATCTTGAAATGTTGCAAGATAGACAAGAGCAATTAAAAGATTACTTAAAAGAAAGTAAATTGTCGGAAGGCTTAAAATAACCACATGTCTCGCCAATCAGAAAGAGTTGGCCGATCTGGAGAGTATTTAGTAGCCTCGGTGCTTTCTGCTTTTTCGGACACCGTTACCGTGATGCCACACGGATCTAAAGCCGATATCATCTTTGAGGTTGGCCACACTCTTTATAAGTGCCAGGTCAAAACACAAAAACAAATAGAGAAAGCCAGAAAGAACTGGCGGTTTGATTTGCGTTGTGGTTCTCATTCTAAAAATAGGTTTTATAAGAAAGGTGATATAGATGTGTATGCTTTGGTAGCATTAAATTGTCAAAAGGTTTTATTTGCTTTCCCTTGTGGTAAAGGACAGATAACCGTTGAAGACAAAGATATCCAAGCAACAGATTCGTTGCAAAATACAGAAGATCTATTTAAAGAGCTTCAATGTCAACAGACACCATAGGATCTTCGTAATGCTCAACAGAGTTCATACCTAAAGATATTAGATACTCAGCCACTTTATGTGGTTCTTTCTGCTCGCTCTCACAAAAATCCTTAAACTTTTTAGCAAGATGTTTGTTTACATATATTGGTTTTCTTCCGTTTCTTTCTTTCAGAATTGGATCGTCAAACTCATATAAGTTCATAGTTACCTCATTAATCAAGAGAAACTTCTACAGAATATTTACCAATGTCATTACCCTTTGCGTCTACACCATGTACCATTTGTAACTCAAGATCTATAAAGTGTTTGGCTTTTAATAAGTCAGTCACTCTATCACTCTTCTCGCCTTTACTTCTGGTTATGTACTTCAGACAACTACCCAGGTTATATGACAAATTATTAGCGTATATATAGTCTATCGGCTGTATTCTAGATTG